CTCTTTTTTATTCGCAGAAAAAATAATGTTTACATTCTCAGAACGGTCTTTGAACAATCTAAAGGGTGTGCATCCTAAACTGGTTGCGGTGGTCAAACGTGCGTTGGAACTAAGCCCAATTGATTTCACAGTACTAGAGGGTGTGCGTTCACAAGCGCGACAAGATGAGCTGTGGGCACAGGGTCGAACTAAGCCTGGTGCTGTTGTGACTTGGGTTCAAACATCAGGCACCCACGGCATTCAAGCAGATGGATACGGCCATGCTGTAGACCTTGCGCCATACCCGATTGATTGGAATAACTTTGAACGCTTTGATCAATTAGCAAATGTTATGTTTGCTGCGGCCAAAGAACTTGATGTGAAGATTCGGTGGGGTGGTGATTGGGATATGGATAAGATCATCCATGAGCGTGGCGAGTCTGATAGCCCACACTTTGAACTTGTAACTTATTGATAGAGACGCTATGGCTAAAAACCCAAAACTATCTGTTGGCAGGGGTGAGAAGTTACCTGTGTCGCGAGGTGCAGGGTTAACGGCCAAGGGTCGAGCCAAGATTAATCGTGCAACGGGTAGTAAACTCAAGGCACCCACCAAAGACCCAAAGAACCCACGCCACAAGTCGTTCTGTGCCCGTTCTAAGTCATGGAAGGGTGAGCGCGGTAAAGCAGCTAGACGCAGATGGGGGTGTCGCAGATGAAAGACGGTTTGTATGCCAATATCCACCGCAAACGTGCGAGGATCAAGCGTGGCTCAAAAGAGCGGATGAGAAAGCCTGGTAGTAAAGGTGCGCCTACTGCTAAAGCCTTTCGTAAGAGTAAGCGCACCGCCAAGCGTTAGAGTTTACGCAATGCTAGTTGGTAACCCAAGAGGACTAACTGGTTCTGCTCTGAAAACAAAGTGGTAAAGTAATCAACGCCAAGTTTAGGCCGGTGCAGCATCCCTGGCATATCACCCCATAAGTAATCATCAAACAGCATGATGCCACCGTGTTTAAGCATTCCCCAAGCCATGCAAGCGTCTGTCATCACATCGGGGGCGGTGTGACTGCCATCAATGTAGATGAAATCAAACAAGTATCTATCGTGAATCAACTCAGCAAGTGCGTGATAGCTTTTGCCTTGTAAGCAGAATAGATTTTGACCTTCTTTGCGAACCCACTCAGTATTGGCTTTAAAGCGGTCAAATAAACCTCCGAGTTCAAGAGGTTTGTGTTCTTCTGAACCTTTGAAAGTATCAATGCAGACAATACTGCCGTCTATTGGCAACATATGCTCTAGCATCCAACAAGTTGCCCGACCCTCAAAGCAGCCAATCTCTAAAATGCTTTTGCACTCAGACAAATTAGCTTTGATGATTTCAAAGTTAGGGATGTTGTGGCTAAACCAGTCTTGAGTAAAGTTATTCATGGTGCTGGCACTAGCCTCCCGTCAAATGAGTAGGTGCCTATGTGGCTCAGTACCACCCACGGTGCTGCCCAGATTTGGCCACCCATTGCACGGTAGATTGAACAAAAATGATAATCCTCAGACAGTAGGCGGTTAGTGGATTCTTCAATGCTAGTTGCAAAGTATTCATGGATAACTTCCTTTGCCCCAATCGTGTTGCCGAGGTCAGCAACGTCATTTGAATACGATGGAACGGTAGGCTTGAGTTTATCGAACACTTCACGCTTTATTAGTAGAAACCCTGTGCCCATGTTCTGCACTTCAACAGGTTGGTCTACCGGCACGGTGACCGAGGGCGCATAGTTCACCAGGTTAACGACAAACGATCCTGTGTGGTATTTAAGCTGCTCATCAGGCACATCATTAGCAATAGCCTGGCGCACCGTAGCCCAGTTGATTTCTTTCTTAGGATAGATGCCACCAATCACATCCTTGTCGGCCTGTAGCATGGTGACAACATCATTTGGATTAAAGTTGATGTCAGCATCAATAAACATCAGGTGTGTGCAGTCTGATTTAAGAAAGGCTTGCGTCAGAGCGTTACGGGCACGGGTAATCAGGCTCTCATTAAACATAAACGACATCATTGATTCGATGCCTTGGCCACGCAAGATGTTACCGAGGTTCAGCACACCTTGAGTGTATGAGCCGGTACACATACCGCCATACATTGGTGTGGCTATAAATATTTTAGACATCAAAGCTCCAAAGGGTTAAAAGTAATCCGGATATAAGTATGCAAACGACAATCTTTTTGCCGTGATGTTTGTATTCTTTTTCGTAGGGCGGGGCCAGCACACTTTGCCAGACCCTAGATTCTTTAGTGTGTCGCGGTAGCATCTTCATACCCCTTGATTAACTCGACCATGATGCTCGAAAGGTTGGCCAACATCTGTGCGTCCTTCTCATGGATGGTGTCGCAAGCACCAATGAACCATGTCAAATCAAACTGTGCGCGTTTCGCTTCTGCTAGTAAGTGTTCGTTCATCGTTATCCCCTGTTAATAACTCAATAGAAACAATGCATTTGCCATCTGGAATGGGTAAGCCGCGGCGTATTGAAACGTGGCCAACTTGTTTGTCATCATCTATCAAACCGGCATCCTGTAAGGCATCTAAAATAGGCTTGATGCAATTGTCGATGTCCATCAGCCTAAGATTTCTAGGCCGCAGGATAATATTCACATCTACCAACGCCCCCCCAAAAGATTCCAATTGGTGCAGCGCAACATACTCTGAGACGGACTGTTTAAATTCAACACCACGCTTAGAGATGAAACGCCGGTGGCCACTAGCAATCCAGTAGTTGTTGATGGAGGGCGGGTACGATAGATGTAGAACGTGTCGCATTAGAAAGGCACGTCCTCATCCGTGTTTAACTCTTTCGGATAGTTCTTGGTGACCATGTTTGGCTTACCAGAGATGGGTTGTGGTGGCACCCAATTAGGATCAGGCACCCAAGTATCCTCTGCAAGTGAGATCAACTGACCACGGGCTGTCTGCTTTGTCCACGCCGTCATTTTGATCTTGTCACCTGGGTTGTACGTCTTGGTCGCAATGACAAACCCCTTCCAATCAGGGTGATTATCTTTGACCTTCTTTTCGTTCATAAACAACACGCCTTTTCCAGGCTGTTCAATGTGGCCGGCACTCATTCTGTTTCTCCTGCGTTGGCAATTGCTTGATTAAGTACTGTTTTCTGTATTGCGCTAAAGGTTTCAATATAACCTTCGTTGGCTCTCGCTAAAGCTTTGCATTTCTCTTTTCTTGCCCCCCCATCAAGTTTTTTGGCTTTTCCGATCCTTTCGCAAAGACAAGCAAATTGATAAATCCAATCTTCTAGGTCTTTTGCCATCAAATACGGTTCTTCCATATCGGGAACCATTAGAGGAATCGTGCCAATAGGCTCAGAAGCCTCTAAAACGTCCTCAGAGACGATTTCAGGTATCTGTTCAAGTGGTTTTAAGGGTGTTGCGTCAAAACGCCCTAAATCCTTTGTTTTCACGGGTTCAAAGTCTTGCACTTCTTCGGGCGAATAGAATCCTGTAACAGAGCCTGGGTAAACTGATCGAATGCCTTCACTAATGCAACGTGATCTGAGCATAGCTCTCGGAAACTTTTGCCATCCAGAGCCTGGCTTAACAAGACCAATCGATCTTGCCTGTTCAATAGTCCAAGTGACACTAAGAGTTCCACCGTTTGGATGGCTAAAATTGCCTGTGACACGTTCATCGGTGTAAACCTCCCAGTTAACTTTTCCACCGGCGGCCTGAAACCTAGCCATCATTGCATCAGCCTTGAGAGCCGGCCGGCCTTGAATAACGTGATAATCCCTTGCTGCGGTAGCAAAGGCGTGACCTTCAGCTTGTGCGACCATGCCTAGAGCCAGCACTTGATTAACGTCTGTTAGGCCGAATAGTCGGCTATCTGCAATGGCTTTGGCCATCTGTTGCATATCTTGAAACGGTACGATATTGCTCATGTAAACCCCTAATAATTGCCAAATTGTTTAATAAAACTGCATAACTTTTGTATTACTTCACTAAAAAGCGGCGTGAGCCTGGTTGCTGCACCACGAACTGGTCGTACAAATCTTTGTAGGCCGTCTTAAACAGATCAGCAGAAAAACGCATACTTGGCTTGGCACTCTTCCAAGAAACAAGCGTAGAACCATCTACAGACCTGATTTCAGCCTTGTCTTGCATTAGGTTGCGTATCTGTAATTCCACGGCATCCGCTTTGCCTTCAAGGTCTTTAACTTGCGCCTTAACCTGTCGCAAATATTCGATGGCTTGTTCAACCTGTTGAGTAGCCACAATAACTGTATCCGCTTGTGAGACGGGGTACACAAGTTTGGTTTGCTCAACACTTTCTGGGGTTGGCGTTTCGCCCGACACCACGCAAGCCCACAACTTAGCTTGTGCTTTGATGAAGGCATCTTTCTCTTCGTCAGTAAACTGAAAGTGGAAACTTTGGAACTCTTGACCGCCAAAGAGTACAGCGAGATAGACTTCTGAGACGTTGTGTACAACAGCTTCATGTAAACATTGTGCATAATCTGCGGGTGGTACACGGTTCTCTTCTGGGTCGAACTTGCTGCGAACCGAGGCATTATAATTTTTGGCTTCAACAAGAGTCGTTCCATCGACCGATATGAAGTCGAAATGCGACTTAAGCCAAGCCTCTTTACTGTGAGTGAGCGCATAGTCTGCATCCTTGAGTTCAAAGCCTAAACGGTCTTGTGCGAGGCGGCCAATGAGAGGCTGCATGATGTGCCCCATCTTGACGGGTTCTAAGTCGCTAATATCTTCGCGTTCGTGCTTACACTGTTTGATCAGGATGGCTTCAACAGCACGGCCATTAGCTGCCATGCGGCTATCACCACTCCACCAGGCTGCATTGCGTACTGCCGGTGCGAAATCGTCTCTATCGTTCATGTCACATCCTTATTTAAGTTTCTCAGTTTTACTTCATTCAACACTTCTTGGTCGGTAGCATATTTGTACCAAGGAGGACGTTCACCTTTTGATTTCTCCAACTGGTTTAAAGCCTCCCCAGTTAAGTAACCGTTTTTCACCATTTGTCTAATAAAAAAAACACAGTCATCGACAACATCTTCACGAATCAGCTTTGCAAACCGTGCAAGCGCGATTGGATGTGTTGTGTGACAGGCCGGCAAGTGTGCTTCTATGGCCAATTGTCGTAATCTTGTATTCATCACAATCACCTTTAAAAAAAGTAACTAACTTTGCGGAAAATAACTTTGCGTGTATGCGACTTCATAAATACGTTGAGTTCAGGAAAATACCAAAATTGTTTACGGTAATAGCGCATCTTCATTGGTCACCTTTATAAATGCATTCAATACAAGAACAGAACCCTGTACCGCAATTCTGTGGGCGTTTACTTTCTAGGTGATATTGCGCGACAATCTTGCCGTTTGGCATGATTAATGACTTGGTTTGAATATCGTGGCCTTGTTGGCGTAAATCTTTGATCCTAGCGGCTAGTCTGAAACATCCGCACCCCTCTAAAGCCTCAATGGCCGTGAGGGGGCGTTGCTCCAGAGCCTTGAGTATCCATTGGCTCTGGGACATGATTAGACCTCTTCTTTCAGTTCAAAGTATTTAGCTTTCTCACCGCAGCCGACATGATTCCACGATCGCTCAGATTCAGCGAACATATCAACATATTTCATAAGGCCGGTGACTAAAGACATACCATCTGGACGATGGCATTTGATGTCTTTGAGATGTTTGCAATCTTTGCAAAGTTTGATGGGTTCGTTCATTTT